AGAAACGGCGCGACGGCTTACGCCAATACCGCACGTGCCTCTTGATGCTGCCGCGCAAGAACGGCAAGAGCGAGCTCGCGGCGGCGATTGCCGTCTACGGCTTGTTAGCGGATGGGGAAATCGGCGCGGAGGTGTATTCGGCCGGGGCCGATCGGGATCAGGCGTCGCTGGTGTTCGGCGTGGCCGCGCAAATGATCCGCAACGATAGCGGGCTTAGTCAGGCGTGCTACATCGTCGATTCGCAGAAGAAGATCCAGCATCAACCCAGTGCCAGCTTTTATCGCGCGATTAGTGCCGAGGCCTACAGCAAGCATGGGTTCAATGCATCCATGGTGATTTACGACGAGCTCCACGCGGCGCCCGATCGCCGGCTGTATGACGTGCTGTCGACGTCGATGGGCGCGCGGGCGCAGCCGTTGCTGCTGGTGATCTCGACGGCCGGCTTCGACAAGCATTCGATCCTGTGGGAGCTCTACAGCCACGCGAAGAAGGTGCAAGAGAACCCGGCCTTAGATCCGACGTTCCTGCCGCTGCTGTATGAGGCGCCGCCTGACGCGGATTGGACCTCGGAGCGGGTGTGGAAGCGGTGCAACCCGGCGCTGGGGGATTTTCGATCGATCGAAGAGATGCGCATCACGTGCGCGCGGGCCCAGGCTATTCCCGCGCAAGAGAACAATTTTCGCCGATTATTCCTCAACCAGTGGACAGAACAGGACACACGCTGGTTAGCGCTGGCCGATTGGGACGCCTGTCAGACGGCGATCGACTGGGACGGCTTCAAAGGCCGCCGCTGTTATGTCGGGCTCGATTTAAGCCGCACAACGGATCTCACGGCCGTGGTCACGCTCTTTCCCGATGACACGGGGTCCGGCTTTACCGTGCTGCCGCACTTCTTCGTGCCGGCGGGGCGGATCCCCGAGCGGGTCATCCGCGATCGCGTGCCGTATGACGAATGGGCGCGGCGCGGGCAGCTCACGGCGTGTCCCGGCATGGATATCAACCAGCAGCTCGTGCGCGCGTATGTCAACGCCCTCTGTGAGCGCTACGATGTGCGGCTGATTGCCTACGACCCGTATAACGCCGTCGAGCTCATCCGGCAACTCGAACAGGACGACGCGCGGCCGTGCGTCAAGGTGCGGCAGACGAAGGGTGAACTCTCGTCGCCGTCGAAGGCGCTGGAATCCGCCATCCTCATGGGCCTGTTGCACCATGATGGGCATCCGGTGCTGCGCTGGAATATCAGCAACGTCGCCGTCGAGAGTGACGCGGCGGGGAATATCCAGCCCAGTAAAGCGGCCAGTACGGAGCGGATCGACGGCGTCTCGGCGCTCGTGACCGCCCTCGATGCGATGCATCGGGATGCGCAGGGCGATACCACCTATACGGTGGTGGTGGTGTGACGGGTCCGACCGGCCGGAAGCCCGGGCGCCCGCGCGTGGACACCCTGAAGCCGAAGGATGGCGCGATTGTGTCTGCGTGGGTGACCACGCAGGAATACGACACGATCTGTAGAACCGCCACGCAATACGACATGTCGATCTCGCAGCTCGTGCGCCTCTGGCTGCAATTCCGAATAAATAGTTCTTAATTTCACCCCGGGCAGTGTCGCCCGCCGTAGGATGGCGGCGCCGATGCACCGGGCTTATAGTGTTTTATCGGTCAAGTCCGTCGATGCCGATCGCCGGGTGATCACCGGCATTGCGACGACGCCCACGATGGATCGCGTGGGGGATGTGGTCGAGCCCCTCGGCGTCACGTATCAAAACCCCCTCCCCTTATTGCTCCACCATGATCGGACGGCGCCCGTCGGTTCGGTGACGTTCGACACGCCGACGGCGACGGGCGTGACCTTTACGGCGTCGTTGCCCTTCGTGCCGGACGCGGGCGCGGTGCGCGATCGGGTCGATGAAGCATGGCACTCGCTGAAGGCCGGCCTGATTCGCGGCGCGTCGATCGGGTTCAAGCCGCTCGAACTGAAGAAGCTCGCCGGCGGCCGGTTCCACATTCTCAAAAGTCTCGTCGCGGAGCTGTCCCTCGTGACGATGCCCGCGAATCTCGAGGCCACCATTCTCACCGTCAAATCAGCCGCAAAAGGATCACCTATGACAATCCAACAGCAGATCAGCGAGTGTCAGACCAAGCGCGCGGCCGAAGTCGCGGTCATGGCGAAGACGTTGGACGACTCCGGCAGCGAACCGCTCGATCTGCTGGCGTTGGCCGATATGGACGCCCGGAAAGAGCGCGTCGCGGGGTTCGATAAGAAGCTCGCGCTGCTCGCCGAACAGGAGACGCTCCAACTCGCGAGCGCGCGGCGCGTGGCGCCTGCGGCGGGCGCACCGTATGCGCACGTCGAGGTGAAGTCGCTGCTGCCGCCGGAGACGGCCTTTGTGCGCTACGTGAAGTGCCTCGCGCTCGGGCGTGGCGATTCCATGCGGACGATCGAGGTGGCGAAGTCCTTCACCGATACCCCGGACGTCGAGTGGATGGTGAAAGCGGCCGTGGCCGCCGGCACGACGACCGATGCCGCATGGGCCGGGCCGCTCGTGCCGGTCACGCCCTCGACGTCGGCGTTTCTGGAACTGCTCCGCGCGAACATTCTGATCGGGCGGATTCCCGGCATGACCGAGGTTCCGGCGAATACGTCGGTCAATTCGCAGACCGGCGGCGGCACCTATGGCTGGGTCGGAGAGGGCGCGCCAAAGCCTGTGACGGCCGCCCAATTCGGCCTCGTCACGGTGCCCTTCCATAAGGCGGCCGGGATCATCGTGCTGACGGAGGAACTGATCCGCAACTCGACGCCCTCCGCCGAAGCGCTGATCCGGAAGGAAATGATCGACGGCCTCACGCGATTCCTGGACGCCCAGTTCATTACGCCAGCGGTGGCGCTCGTCGCGGGCGTGAATCCCGCGTCGATTACGAACGGCGCGGCCACGGCAGCGGCCTCTGGTGCCACTGGCGCAGCGGCGAAGGCCGATCTCGCGAAGGCGGTCACCGCGTTGTCGACCGCCAATCTCCCCCTGTCGGAGTCCGTGTGGATCATGAACGAAGCGAATGCGTGGGGCCTCTCGCAGTCCCTCAACGCGCTCGCGCAGCCGCTCTTCGCGGGCATTAACCCGGCCGGCGGCACGCTCTATGGGCGCCCGGTCGTCGTGAGCAATACGGCCGGGTCGAACGTCATCCTCGTCCATACGCCGTCGATCCTCTATGTCAACCAGGGCGGCCTCCGGATCGATGTCAGCCGCGAAGCGTCGATTCAGATGGACTCGGCGCCCGTGAATCCGCCGATCGACACGACGGTCTACCGCTCGATGTTCCAAGAGAACAAAGTCGCGTTCCGCGTCGAGCACGCGACGACCTGGCTGAAAGCGCGGACGGCGGCCGTCTACTACCTGAGCGCAGCGGCCTACACCGGGGCGTAAGGCCCAGTGGTCCTGAAATTTTTCGGGCACGAGCTGGAACTGAAGAAAGCGCCGCTGTCGCCGGTCGCCACGACCGGCGGCTGGCGCACGATTGTCGACGAACCGTATACCGGCGCGTGGCAAAAGAACGAGTCGATCACGACGGAATCCGCGCTCGCGAATCCGTCCGTGTTCGGCTGCGTGTCGGCGATCAGTGCGGACATCGGCAAGATCGCGCCGCCACTCCTCCTGCAGCGGGATGATCGGGGCTTTTATTCGGAGGTCACGAACTCCGCGTATACGCCGGTCCTGCGCACGCCCAATAGTTATCAGACCGCGCAGCAATTCACCGAACAGGTCGTCCTGAGTCTGCTGCTCTATGGCAACGCGTATCAGTTAAAACACCGCGATCTCCGTGGTGTGGTCGATGCGCTCTATGTGCTGGACCCGGCGCGCGTGAAGGTGCTCACCGCGCCCGATGGCAGCGTCTACTACGAGCTCCAGAGCAACGACCTCGCGGGCCTGCCGGAGGCGGCGCAACCGATCGTCGTGCCGGCGCACGAGATGATTCACGCGCGGATCAATTGTTTCTTTCACCCGTTAATGGGCCTCTCCCCGCTGTATGCCATCGCCGGGGCGGTGGCCCAGTCGCAGGCGATTCAGTCGAGTAGCTCGGCGTTTTTTGCAGGGGGCGGCCGATCGCCGTTTGCGCTCGTGGCGCCGACGAAACTGGATCCGCTGTCGGCGGAACGGGCGAAGGAACAAGCGAACAAGTTCAAGACGAGCGGCACGATGATCCTGGAACTCGGGATGCAGATTGTGCCGATGCCGACCACGGCGGCCGACTCGCAGCTCATTGCGCAACTCGGCTGGACGGAAGAGACGATCGCGAAAGCCTTTCGCTTCCCGATTTCCCTGCTGAACTCCGCGCGGCAACCACCGTATGCCAACGCGGAAGCCTCCCAGCTCCAATATAAGGCGTGTCTCGACCCCTATATGGTGAGCATCGCCAATGGGTGGACGACGGGGCTGGAACTGCCGCTTTCCCTGAAAGTGGAATTTGACGACACGCTCTTGAGCTGGATGGATACCGCGACCCGGATGGCGGCCGCGCAGAAGGCCATCGTCTCGGGCCTGTCGCCGAACGAAGTGCGTGAAATATTCCACGACCTGCCGCCCGTGCCCGGTGGGGAGTTGCCGTATCTCCAACAGCAGAATTGGCCGGTGGCGTCGCTCGCAGAGCGTGACGCACCGGCCGACGCCCCCGACGCCCAGCCCGTCGAGATGGTGCCGGAATGATGGAGTTTTCGCGCGTCACGCTGCCGCCGCTCTGGACGGTCGATCAGGCGAAGGTGCATCTGCGCATCAGCGGGACCGCGCACGACGCCGACATCGCGCAGAAACTCGCGACGGCGCAGGAGGCGATTCTGTCGTTCCTCGGCCCCGGGGCCGATCCGACGTGGACGGCTGGCGCGGCGCCGGCTGCCGTCACGCATGCGATCCATCTGCTCACCGCCTACTACTACGAAGATCGCGGCGACGGATCGTTGCCGGATGTGTGGCCAAAGATCTATGCACTGCTCGCGGCCTATCGCGATCCGACCGTGGTGGCCTGATGGCGCGCGGCGATTGGCGGCATCTCGTGACGTTGCAAAACCCGGGGCCGGCGGGCACGTGGATCGATCTGGACCCGGCGACGTGGCACGTCAGCTTGTCGCAACTCACCGGGGATGACATCGGCGTGTTTATCGAGCCCGTGGCGGGCACGCCGATTAGTTCCGCGACGTATGCCGTGCGGGGCGATTTCCACCCGGGCATCACGACGAAGACCCGGATGGTGTTCGGGAGTCAGACATTCGCGATCACCAGCGTGGAGAACGTTGACATGCGGGGCCTCGAGATGGCCTGCCACGCCGTGCCGCTGGTGATGTAATGCCGATCCAAGCCACGCTGTCATTTCAGGGCATCGCCGAATTGAAGGACGCGCTCGCGCGGCTGCCAGAGGAACTCAAGGGGCAGGCGACGCAGATCGTGTTGGACACGGCGTATGCGGCGGCGAAAGACGTGGAGAGTCAGTATCCAATCGGCCCGGGCACGTCGAGGAACGGCCGGAAGATTCCGCCGGGGCAGTTACGCAAAGGCGTGAAGGTCTTCCCGCTCGCGGTCGGGGCGTTCGCCGTGGCCGCGCAAATCCGGAGCACGTCGCCGCACGCGTGGTGGCATGAGAACGGGTGGAAGCTCAAGCCGCGCGAGACGCGGAAGAAGTGGCCGCGCGGCACGATGTTCGGCGTCAAGGGCGTGCCGCGCCCCGTGTTTGTGCCGACGATGATCCGGTATCGGCGCGTGATGTATCAGAAGCTCGCCATGTTATTGGAATCCGTGGGACTGCTCGTCAAGCACGACGAAGCGGCGTAAGTCCTTAACGGCGCGTTAACGACAAGAGAGAGGGTGCAGCGATGGCAATTCTCACAGGGCGCTATGGGCAAGTGAAGTGGGATCAGGCGGGCGTGACGGCGGTGCCGATCATCTCGCTGAACGCGTGGACCGGCGATTTTAAAACAGAGTTCGAAGATGTAACCTGTTTTCAAGACACCAATCGCGTCTACGTCCCGGGCCTCCGAAATTCGGAGGGCTCGCTTAGTGGATTCTGGAATTCTCAAGAACTCGCACTCTTCAAAGCCGCTGAAGCCACGACCCCCGGACTGCTCGAACTCGTGCCGAATAGCACCGAACCTACCTATGCGTGGTCGGGCCTCGCGTATCTCGACGCGAGCATTGACGCCAGTCTGCAAGCGCCGAAGATCAGCGGCAACTGGAAAGCGGCCGGCGCCTTCGCGATGAAACCCGTCGTGGCCGCGACCGGTGCGACCGCGGGCACCCCCGGCACGTTCACGCCCGCCGGTGCGGCGGCGCCGGCGAATCTCGCGGCGATGACGGGGAAAACGGCGAACCCCGCGACGAACTGGGTGACGGGCCAATACATGCTGCTCGGCGATGCGAGCAAATGTAACTGGAACGGCACGGCGTGGGTCGCGGGCATTCACGCGTAGGCGCGTGTGTTCGATTCGCTGACGGTCACCGGCACGGCCGGGGCGATCCTGTGGGGGCATGGGGTCGCGGTCGCGCTGCGGACGTGGCGCGTCGCGCGCTCGCAGGCGGACCCCGTCTGGACGCTGACCGCGACGATCGCGCGCGTGGATCCATTCCAAGCACGGCAGCGCCCGCTCTTATTCACGGCGCCGCGCGCGGGCGGGTATTGGGCCTTCCCGGTGCAGGAAATCTCCATCGGCGACACGAACCTGTGGGCGCGGCTGGGATCCCCAGAACAATAGGAGGCGAGTGATGGGCCGCTGTCGGATGGTCACGCCCGAATCGGTGCGGTTGCCGCTCTCGGACGGTGATTTCATTACCGTGAAAAAGGAACTCAACGCGGGCGAAGGCCTCGACCTCGAAGCCGAACCCGCGCCCCGGACGCTGCCGGTGATTCTCGCGTATCTCGTCGGCTGGTCGTTTGTCGGCGCGGGGAATGAGCCGATCCCCTATAGCCCGATGCAATCCGTCGACGAACGCCGCGCCACGTTGCGCAATCTCGACACGGCGACGATGGACGAGATCGTCGAAGCGCTCGCGCCGCATCTCCGCGCGAATCGGCGCGCGGTCGAGGAAAAAAAAACAATCCCCGAACCCGTGACCGCATGAGAACCACGCTCGCGCTGTGCAAAATCATGGGCATGAGTTACGACGACATTCGTGCGCTGCCGCAAGCGGTGTATGAAGTGCTGATCGAGGATCTGCTCGCGCGTCAGCAGGAGCAGGAGGCGCTCGTCTAGTGGCGCAACTCTCCGGCGTCATGACGGCGGATTTCAGCGACTTCCACTTCGAGATCGACAAGTCGGTGGTGAAGCTGAAGGATCTCGAAAGCGCGTCAGGGACCACGAATAGCTCGATGAGCGATTTGAGCGCCGGCCTCGGTGTGGCCGACAAGACGCTGAACGCTCTCGGGATTCACATCGGCCCGCAGATTCAGGCGATCCGGGAACTCGGGAACGTGTCGGGGCTGACGTTCGAGAAGCTCGGCCTGTGGGGCTCGCTCGGCCTGGCGGCGAGTGTCGGCACGGCCACGTATGCGATCACGACGATGGCCCTCGAATTCACGGGCCTTGATAAAGCGATCGCGGGCGCGGTCGATTCGCTCTCGGGCTTCACCGCGCAACGCACGGCGGCGGGCATGGACGTGCTGACGCGCGCGACGCAGATCGCCGGCCGGGAAATTAAAGACTTCGATCAGGCGATGCAGATCATCAAGAAGCACAACGCCGAAGTCGCGGAGAGCTTCAATACCGGCGCGCAACGGGTCGCCGACTGGAACCGCGAGATTGCGGCGCACAAAGCCGACCTGCCGCAGATTACGGCGGAGCTCAAAAACCACAGCTCGACCGTCCAGCAACTCGCGCAGCATTACGGGATCAGCCGTGAGGCCATCGAGTATTACACCCGGCGTGCCACGGAGAACGCGAAGATCCTGCAAGGCTGGCACGAGGCCGAAGAAGCGCACATCAAGAAAGTGAACGCGGCGCAACTCGAACTGAATCAGGCCGGCGGCGGCTGGCGCGACACCCTCAAAACCATTGAGCCGGCGGCGGCGGCGGCGGCGACGGCCTATATCGCAATGGGCCAATCGCTCACGACGATCGCGACGGCGGGGAACCTCTCGACGATCCAGATCAACGCGCTCGATAGAGCCTACAAAGAACAGATCACGACACTGGCGGCCCTTGAACCCAAGACGCAATCGCTCGATACGTGGATGCGCACGGTCGGGCAGCAATTCGCCGTGGCGGCCGAATCCGGCGATCAGTTCAAGACGATGCTGGAACTGACCGGCGGGACGGTCGACGCCATCGTACCGAAGATCGAAAAGCTCGACACGGTGTTTCGCAGTGTCACGGAGGCGGCGAAGGTGTCGCCGGGCATGACGCAAATGTCACCGGGCAATGCGGCCGTGCCGATCAACACGGGGAATATCAGCTATCAGGGCGGCTACGAATCCGTGTTCGCGGAGTTCCTGCGCAAGAATCCCAGCGGCGGGGCGCTCGGCGGCGCGTTCACGATGACGCCGCAAAAAGATTTCCTCTCGTGGGCGCTCTCGATGGGCCTCGCGACGCGCACGCCGACGGTGAACAACACGTTCAACATCGTCGACACGGAGAGCGGGATCGCGCGGCGCGTCGGCGACACGATTACCAGTCAGGTGCAACGCGGGGCGCTGGTGAACTGATGCCGCTGATGCCCGCCGTCCTCGGCCCGAATACCCGGCTGAATAACTTTCGCCTGAACTATCTCACCGCCGATCAGGCGGCGGAGCGGCCCGCGCACGTCTGGGTGGTTCTGGGCGGAATTGATATCACGCGGCCCGGCTCGGCGACGCGCGTGATCTACAAGTCGATGAGCATTAGCGATCGCGTCTATGACGAGCCGAACACGTGCGCGCTCGTGCTCTATGGCGCCGCGCCGACCGTGGGCACACCGATCGAAGTGTGGCTGAACAGCAACGTGCCGCAGCTGCTCTTCAACGGCGAACTGCAGACCGTCGAGCGCACCTACAAAGGCCAGCCGTCGACCGTACTGCATCCAGTCACGGCGATCGACGATACCGCCCGCGCGAATCGCCGCCGGCCGCTCATGCCGTTCGTGAACGTCTCGGCCACGACGGTCGCCGCGACGATCATGCAAGTGTTCGCGCCCGAATTCTCGACGATGGGGATCGACCCCGGCTTGCCGCCGGTCACGATCACGTTCGACGGGTCCGAGGGCGGCATGAAAGGCTGCCTGACGGCGCTCGCGAAGCTCATCGGCGCGTATTGGTATTTCGAGCAAAAGACGCTGTTCTTTTTCATCACGCCACCGGGGCCCTCGCCCGATCCGATCGACGAGACGCCGGGGCGCTTCCTGCATGACCCCGCGATCACGTGGGCGATCGACAAGTCGCAAGTGCGCACGCGCGTCTATGGGAAGGGCGCGAGCACGCAGATCGCCACGACGATCGCGGCGGCGACCGATCTCGTGCCGGTAGTCGAAGCGACGATGTTCAACCCGGCCGGCGGGAAGGCGATTGCGGGCTTGTCGCCCGAGGCCGCGGCGTCGCGCATCCTGACGTATGCCGGCGTCCAGCTCGGCGGCGGCGGCGGCCTCGTGGGGCCGGGTGCCGCGCCCTCGGCCGTGCCGGGGCTCGTGCAGCTCGATGGCTACGCGGGGATTCCGACCGGCGCACATCGCTACGCGTTCACGTTCGTCACGGCGTCGGGCGAATCGCTGCCTGGGCCGGTGGCGACGATTAGCGTCGGCCCACTCGCCGCCCCGGCCACGGCGCTGGTCGCGAACGCCGCGACGGCGGGCGGCGCCGTGCCGCCGGGCACGTATCGCTACACGGTGACGTTCGTGACGGCGATCGGGGAAACGAGCGGCGCCCCGGCGAGTCTCCCGGTGACGACGACCGTGACGACACCGGTCACGCCACCACCGCTGCCGTCGATCACGTGGGCGACGGGCTACTTCCCCCACTTGCCGCCCGGCACGTATTACTACGCCTACGGGTATCAGACGGCGTCGGGCGCGACGCTGCCGGGGCCGAATGGCCCCCTCACGGTCATCGACGACACGACGGGCTGGGCGCCGTATCAATACAGCAGCGGGTTCCGGTCGACCGATCCGCGCGTCACGCTGATCAACATCTATCGCGGGACGTCGCCGTCGACGTTGAAGTTGCTCACACAGATCTCGAATGTCGGCAACGTGCTGTTCATCGACGCGAACCAATACACGCCCGGCGCGAATGCCCCAACCGTCGACACGGCCGCCGGGCCGCATCTGCAGACGGTCCCGCTCTCGCAGATCCCGATCGGGCCGGCGAACGTCACGGCGCGCAAGATCTATCGGGAGGGCGGCGGCTGGTGGTATCTCGTCGGCACGCTCGCGAATAACACCGCGACGACGTTCACCGACACGGCCGCCAGCACGGGCGCGAGTATGCCCGGCGCGAGCACGGCCGCCGCGAATCAGGTGCAAGTCACCGTCCCTGTCGGCGCGTCAGCCGTGACCGCGCGCCGGGTGTATCGCTCGGCGGCGAACGTGACGCCGCTGCAGCTCCTGTATACGATTCCCGACAACACGACGCCCAGCTTCACCGATGCGGTCGGTGATGGCAGCCTTGGGGCGGCGCCGCCCGTGACGGACACGTCAGGGCTGACGCAGCCGAACGGGCAAGTGCCGGCGGGCTCGACGAGCATCATCGTCGCGAACCCGGAACCGTTCGCCGCCGGGGGCGGCTGGGCCGTCGTCGGCAACGGCGAACAAGTCATCCGCTACACGGGCAAGAGCGCGTCAGCCCTGACGGGGATTCCCGCCACGGGGCCGGGGGCGCTGGTCGCGAGTGTCAGCTACAACAGCACGATCACCGGGGCGCCCGCGCTCGTCGGGGTGACGGGGGTCATTGAACAGATTCTGCGGGGCGGCCCCGTGCACGTCTGGGTGCAGCGGGACGATCTCGCCGCGCAAGCCGCGATGGCGGCGATGGACGGCAGCGGCGACGGCGTGTATGAGCACATCTGGAGCGACGAGCGGCGATCGGAAACGTCGCTCAATCAGGTGTGCGATGCCCAGCTCAAGCTCTACAGCCGGCCGCTCGTCACGGTGTCGTATGCCTCACGGGATCCGAAAACCAAAAGCGGCAAGACGGTCACGATCGCGCTCACGTCGCCGGCGATCAACGAGTCGCTGACGATTCAGGACGTGACGATCACGGAACTGGGCATCCGGGGCCTCGTGCCGAAATTCACGGTGACGGCGAGCACGGCGCGCCAGTCGTTCGAGGCAATCTTGCAGATGTTGATTCGAAAGGCGGATGCCTGATGGCGATTGATCGCGGCCCGTGGAATGCGCTGGTCGACGACGACGGGTCCAACCTCGTCGGCTCGATCTGGAATAAGCAAGCGATCAAGGACGTGCTGCTGGACCCGATCGATAACAGCCTGCTCGCGCATGGGACCTTCACGCCGACAGACGCCAGCGGCGCGGGGCTCGCCTTTGGCTTCACCCAAGGCAAATTTAGTGGGTTCGGGCGGCTCATCTTTGTGTGGCTGCAGGTGGTGTATCCCGCCACGTCGAATGGCGCGTTCGCTAAAATCGGCGGGTTTCCGCATGTCGTTCGCACGCCGGCTGGGGTGTCCCAGGGCTACGGCCCGACGAAGGCCTGGTGGTTGCCGGAAGGATCGACGACCTTTGAACCCCACGATCTGACGACCTTCGCGCACCTGACGAATGCGCAAGTGAGCGGCGCGAACCTGATCGTCTCGGCAACCTATTTGACGGATTAACTATGGCGCAACCACATCCGCCCGCCGGCAACCAGTCACCGCACACCGAACGCCCGCTGAAGATTTACGCGGAGCAGTCCGTGAGCGGGCAACCGCTCCCCGTGGGCGCGGTGATTGACCCCGGCACGCCGCCCATGTTCAACGACGGGCAAGCGCGCGTGCCGCTGGCGACGGGCTGGGTTGTCGTCAACCTCGGCGACTGGGTGATCTCGAACCGCTACACAGGCAAGCCGCAGGAAGTGATCTCGGCGGAAGAATTTACAGAAAGGTTTGGGCCGTCCGAATGATCAGCATCCTGTTCGCGGTCGTCATCGTCGGCGTGATCATCTATCTCGTCGAGAGCATGATCCCGCTGCCGGCGCCGATTAAAGTCGTCGTGCGGGTCGTGGGCGTGCTGGTGATTGTGATCTTGTTGCTGCGGCTGCTGGGCGTGACGTTGCCATAAGGGGAACCGATGTTTACCTATCCACTCACGCCGTATCGTGGCGACACGTTCCGGCGGCAGTTCAGTTTCTTTGCGGATACCGATCACGCCGTGACGAGTGATCTCACGGGCGTGGACGTGGCCGCCGAGATTCGCACGGCGCCGGGGGCGGCCGTCATTACCACGATCGGCCTGACGGTGTAATAATCGGGCCTTCTGGTAACTGTGACGCTATGAGCAAATCCATGCAGCATGAACACTGGGCGGTGACCGTGCAACGCAACGGGGAGACCGTCGTCACGATTGAATCGAACCTGATCTCCGGTCGCGAGTTGCAGCCCGGCGATGAGGCGGTGATCGAACAGGCCGCCCGGCATCTCCTGGGCTTTTTAGGGAAGGGCGCGCTGCTGATGGGTCCGCCGGTCGATTTTTGGGCGCAGTCCAATCGGGAACAGGTCTGATAACGGGGCCTTCTGGTAACCTACGCGCCATGCTGAAACGGACAGCGGAAACTGAAACGGTCCACTTACCAGCGGAGATTATCGCCGCGGCGGATCGGCAGGTGGCGGCGATTGTGCGGCGCTGTTGTTATGACGACAACATCGTCGAGAGTGTGGCGCGGAGTTGCTATTTGCAAGGGGTGCGGGATGGCGTGCAGTTAGCGGCGTCACGCCCAGATGTGGTGCAGGCGATCACGGACGCGCGCCCATGACAAAGACCGCGACGACGGACATTGGACCGATGGCTAAGTGCGCGCATTGTGGCGTGTTATCGGTCGCGGAGGCGCTGGCCTGTGAATGCGGGGATTGCCAGATCGTAGATTGGCGCGTGCCGGTCACGCCGAAAAAGCCACGCCCTAAACAGGCCGAGTCTGATAACGGGGCCTTCCGTTAACCAGCGCGCCGGCGGACCCGGACCCGCCGCAGCCAGCGATACAGCCGCACGAGATCGGCCTCGTCCTGAATGATCCCGGCATCGATCGCGGCGAGCACCAGCTCTAGTAACAGGGCCTCGCGCATACCCCAAGATACACCCCCCTTGACAACAACCGAAACGACACCGCATACTCGGCCTCGTGTCCACACTTGAAGATCGCCTCCTCGCGGCGGCCGCGGCCGTCATGGGTCGCAAAGGCGGCCGGGCGAAATCCGCGAAGAAGGCGAACCACGCCCGCGCGAACGGCCAAAAGGGCGGCCGGCCGGTGACCGACATCGATCGCGCCCGCGTGGCGGCCGGCGTCTGTCGCCACTGTGGCGGCGCGGTGCCGTGCCCGTCGCCGTTTGGTGACGTGCGGGTCGGCGTGCGGCGGCGGAAGGTGACGGCGTAAACCACGACCGGCTGGGGGCCGTGCACCGGCACGCCCTCTCTGTGGTGAGTCGTATAATGGATGTTAAGTCAATCGTATCAATAAGATACGAGGAGAATAATGACCCTTACCTTGGCGCGGGCGGTTGGCCTTGACGATCGCTTTCTTGAGCGCTTCTGGTCCCATGTGCAGCGCACGGCCACGTGTTGGTTGTGGACAGCGGGACGGGATGCTTATGGCTACGGCCAGATGCACCGGCCGGGGAAGACCCCGATCAAGGTTCATCGGGCGTCGTGGATGCTTGTCAACGGGCGCGTCGCGGCGGATCGGCACGTGTTGCATCGCTGCGATGTTCGTCACTGCGTCAACCCCTCTCATCTATTTCTTGGGGACCAAGCCGCCAATATGCGCGATGCGGCGGCGAAGGGTCGAATCAAGAACCAACATATGCGACCGGAGAGTTATGTCTCATAAAAAAGAACTACTCCTCCTGTGGACGCGGATCAACGGCGTGACGACGATTCGGCGCGGCTAGATGGGCCGGCGGTTCGTCGACATGCGCGTCATTCAGCAGCGCATGCGCCGGAAGGATGAACGCGTCAACCAGGACCTCGCACGACGACGGAAGGAGGCGGCCGACATGGAACTCACACGCACCCCCGCAGCCACGCTGCCCTCGCCTGACGTCGTGTCGAAAGTCCTGCTCGGCGGCGATCTCGCGCAGCTCACGTCGGCGCAAAAGAGTGCCTACCTGTTCGCGGTGTGCGAGTCCGTGGGCCTGAATCCGCTGACGAAGCCGTTCGAATACATCCGGCTCTCCGGGAAAGAAGTGTTGTATGCGACGCGCAACTGCACAGATCAACTGCGCAAGATTTACAACATCAGCGTGACGATCGCGGCGCGCGAGCTCGTCGAGGACTGCTACGTGGTCACCGCGCGCGCGTCGTTCCCCGATGGCCGCCACGACGAGAGTATCGGGGCCGTGCCGATCGCCGGGCTGAAGGGCGAGTCGCGCAGCAACGCGATGATGAAGTGTGAAACGAAAGCGAAACGGCGCGTCACGCTCTCGCTCGTGGGCCTGTCGACGCTCGATGAATCCGAGATCGACAGCATCCCAGGCGCGCAGGTCGTGCCGGTCGAGCACGGGCGCGAGTGCTCGCCTCCGCCCTTGAACAAGAGTCTGACGCCTTCGCCGGGGCCGGTCGCGCCAAACGCGGTGATCGCCGATCCGGATGCGGGAGCCTCCGTGGCTCCGGCGAACATGAACGCCACGGTGCCGGATAGTTGGAAGCCCTTCGTCGCGACGGAGGCGTATACCGCCCGCATCGTCGGCGGGAAAGTCTCGAAGGCCACGGGCAAAACGACGATCACGTTACCCGCCGGCATCGAGTGCTGGACGATGGATCGCGAGGTCGGCCAGGCGGCGATCCGCTACAAGGAAACGCAGACGCCCGTCACGATCACCCGCATGGATAGCGGCGAGATCGTCACGCTCGCGGAGGCGACCGATGCGGCGTTTTGAGCACGAGGACGCGCCGGTCAAGCCGCTCGACTTCGACGCCTTCGTCGAGGAGCTGGGCCTGGTCGCCGAGTGCGAGGGCGCCTGGGCGCTGATCGGCGCGTTCTGGTTTGCGCCGCTCGAGTGCTGCCGGTATCTCGCGAGTCAGCCGGCGATCTGGGAATACTTGCTCGCGCGGGCGCGGTATGCGGATCTGCGGCGCTGGGATGCGGGCGTGCGGCTCGGGCGGGGCGTGGGCCTATGACGCCAACAGACGCCGAAGAATATACGGAAGCACTCGGGCAAGTATTCTCGGGCGGCTGGCGTCAGATTGCACTCGGGCACAAGCTCGGCGTGCCGAAGGCGCTGAATCTCTCCACAGAAGATTGGGTCAAGCAACGGCTCGGCGGTTACGTGCAGCTGTCGGTGAAAGAACGACCAACCGTGACGCGCGAACTAAAACAGCAAGGGTTTCAGCAACAAGAGATCGCTGCGGTGCTTGGTGTCGGCGAAGCCACAATCAGTCGCGATCTTTCAAATGGAAGCGCTGCCAGTAAGCCCCCCAAGGAAAACAGCCATATTGCGACCGCCGATCTTCCAAATGGAAGATTACCGAGTGCTGACCAATGGGCCGTGCTGGACGAGGCGCGTGAGCGGTCGGCGCATATTCAGGAACACCGGCGCACACATCCCGAACAATTTGCCGCCGAGGAAATCTTCTCCGTTCTGACGTTTGCGTTAAATGAAGCCGACAAATGGACGCCCTATGTGCCGCCTGTCGCGAAAACCCCACCAGGACAATGGGCGCTCATGCACGAGCGCTTACTCGCGATAACCGCTCTCGTTAGGAGGATGTGTGAACCAGCAGAAATTGATACTCATCGGGCACATGCGCGCGATGCGAATGAACGGAGACACGCGGCCTCTTCGTGAACTCGCGCGCGATGTGGCGCACCTGATTACAGGTGCGGAAGCGAAGCGCAGTCTCGAGCAGGACATCTGCGCGGCCTACTTGCGCGAGATGCGGAAGGAGAGTCTCGACGGTGCCGAGGAAGTCGAACTCTCGCTCCCGTTCGAGACGGGCGACATCGGGCGCTATCGCACACAGCAGATTGTGCATGTGCGTCGCGATGGTCTGGAAGACTTCCTCAAGCATGACGTGGTGCTCGGCACAGAGATTAACGCGCATGACGCCTGGGAAGTGTTGCAACGGCGGCGGACGTTAGCGCATGTGGAGAAACGCCAGAAGGAGAACGCGACGCATACCGAGGAACTCCGTGCGATTGGCTACGACCCCGCCACGCAAACGAATCACGACATGCATAAACTTGGCGACATCCGGGTCTGCGTGCTGTGTGGTGAAGGACCGATTGCGGGTGATCCGTGGGAACACGAACACGAGACACCAGTGGTGATTGGCGAAGGCGCGGGCCGCATCGGGTGGGCGCATCGATCGTGCAATCGATCGAAGGGCTCGACGGAGATGGCGCACCAGACGATCTAGTCAGGCGAACGGGGGGGTGCCATCGGCCGCCCCCCCAAGCTGCGACACGGAAAAATCCTGCGTCCACTTCTCCGGGGACTTCTTGACGCAGGTTCCTGTTGTGTCGGGTAACGACAGTGAAACTTGGTTTGTTTTGCGCGGAAAGAATTTTCGCGAAAAAACAAAAGAAGTCCCCGTGTGCTTAGTGAGACGACTATGCAAGATATAAGGCGCACGCAGTCGAGCCGATCGGGTGCTTGGATAGCAATGGCTCGTTGCCTGTATTCACAACCGCTTCGCTGGATATATATAGTGCGCACGAAAATACAGAATTTTCATGACGCAGCCTTCGCCCACTTCGCAGCGACCTATCCAGCGGCACGACGCATGACGACGACACGCGCGCGGCACGCCTTCGTGCGTGCACTGGGGAAAGTGCCAGTGGAAACACTACTCGCCGCTGTGGCCCAACACAAGCGGAGTGCCCAATGGCAGCAGCACGTCATTCCGTCCATGGTGAAGTGGTTGGAGGAAGAACGATGGATACAAACACTCCCCGAACCGGCGCCCACACTCTCCCCCGCGGATCAGGCGCAACGGTGGCGCAGCCTGTCGCCACAGGCACAACTCCGGCGGATCAAGTGAGACGCTGCCCGCGCTGCGGCTCGTATGCGTGGATTTACAAGGGCGATCGCCAGGTGTGCGCGGACTGCGGGCGATGACGCAACGGGTGTATCGCGTGCAAGCGTTTGATGGGCGTGGCCCGTGGCGGCCGGGCTTTAGTCATCGGTGGATTGAGGGCGACGCCCCGGCCGATCGACTCATGGAAACAATATTCGACTTAATGCCGATCGATGTCTTGCGCGCGTTGCCGGCGGATCTAGTGTATGGCAGTGCTTGTCGAACGCTGGATGCACTCATGCGATGGTTTACGCCCACAGAACGTGTCGCGCTGGCGTCACTCGGGTTTCACCCGGTGCAACTGAACGTGGACGTCGTGCTGGCCGAAAGTCCGTGGCAATGCGTCGTGGCTCGTCGGCGGCCGTTCGCGATTGGTGCGACGCGACTGAATTGGAACAAGTGGTTGGTGGATGTCTAAAGGGGCACGTATGCGACTGTTGACCCTTCTCGCGGCGTGCGTCCTGGCTGGCTGCGATTTCCACATCACGAACCCGGCGCCCGTCGTCACCGCCGGCACGACGCCGGGCAATATCACCATTACGAACACCAACACGAACACCGCGACGACCGATCGCAGCGATACCGCCGCCACGCCTGAGCCCTCCGGCAGCCCCTCGTCTCCCACCGGGGCGCTGCCGTTACCCGCGTATGGCGAAGGCGTGGCGCGGGACTATGCCGCCGCCCATCAGGCGCAGATCGCCACGTCCTGCCAGGTCACCCACGGCGAGGCGGCCTGGGCCTTCCTCGATGGCCTTAACGCGGTCCTGCGTCAACGTGACGCGCGCTGGGGGTATCTCTGTAAAGACGCGAACTGCACACAGCAGGCGCGTGACATCGTGGCCTATCGGGCGAGTGCGGGTGACACCGGCATCTGGATCGTGGACGTGCTCGGCAACCACTGCCCCGGCCCGGGCGATAGTCCGACCGAATTCCGGTGGGGTGTCCTGCCGTTCGAGACGGTGCGGCGCTGGAGTGGGACGCGATGATCCGTGTGTTGTCGCTGGGTGCGGGTGTGCAATCGTCCACCGTGGCGCTGATGGCGGCGGATGAGTGCGAAGGCATGTGTGGTGTATGAGTGATCGGGCTGGCTGGACGCAATGGCTCAAGACGCATCCGAACCCTCGGTTGACCGTCAACACGCGCCCCAGCACGAACAAATATCAGGCGCACAGTGTGCGCGTCGATGGGATCCTCTTCGACTCCCAACGGGAAGCGGCCCGCTATGGGGAATTGAAGCTGTTACTGCAAGCCGGGCACATTGCCGACCTGGAGATACACCCTGGATTCCCCCTGATCGTCAGCGAGGAAGGCGGCCCCCCGTTCGTCTTCCACACCGTGGGCATGTTTCATGCGGACTTCCGTTACAAAGATTTACGTTCTGCAACATGGGTCGTCGAGGACGTGAAGTCCCCACCCACGAAGACGGAAGCCTACAAGCTGCGCAAGCGAATCGTCGAGGCCCGCTATCGCATACAGATTCAGGAGATCGCATAACCATGCGCTGTCCACACTGCGGAGAGACGCGCTTGATTGAACGCACGAATCAGGGCTGGTTCTGTTTGGTGTGCAGCAAGGTCTGGCGCTGATGCATCAGAACGAGATCGCCCTCAAGATTTTCTGCGCCATGCTGTCATATGGTGGTGCCGTGAGCATCAGCGATGATCTCGCGCGGAAGCAAATTGAGATCGCATTTACGATGGCGGCCACGTTCATCAAAATCAGCCAAGAGCGCGAGCCGCGCCGCCGCCCGCTTCCCGGCCCGGATGATTGAGGATGCAGTTCTGCGCTTTCCCCCAGTGCGGCGTGCTGGTCCCCAAGGGGCGCTGCCCCACGCATACCCGTGTGAAAGAACAGCAACGCCCGAACCGTATCGTGCGCCGTTGGTATTATCGGGATCGCTGGAAGCGTGAGCGGGAACGTGTGCTAATTGAAGCCGGATATACCTGTGCCCTGTGTGGACGCATTCATCACCAGCTCGATGTGGACCACATTGTGAAACATGAGGGAAACCCTGAATTGTTCTGGAATCGGAATAACCTCCAAGCGCTCTGTGTGGACTGTCATCATCGCAAGACCGGTCGAGGTGAATGAGATCGCAAATGGGGGGGCGGTGAAAATGTTCAGTTACGGCCGGCCCGCAAACCACTCGGGCCACTCACGCGGCTCTAGCCTATGTCTTTGCTTATAGATCCGGCGGAGATCCCCCCGAAAAAGCAGCGACGTGGGGGCTGGAACCGGAACGCCCCGATCCGAGACGGGGGGCAGCAGCGGGGGCCATTACCGGCGCGGGATCCGATCGCGTTCATCAACAGCCTCACGCATACCAAAGGCGTCTTCGGCGGACAACCGTTCAA